GTACAACAACAACAACAACAACAACAACAACAACAACAACAACAACAACAACAACAACAACAACAACAACAACAACAACAACAACAACAACAACAACAACAACAACAAGGAAGTGTTCTGATGGGTGCAAATTTGAAGACGGTCTTCGTGGTCGATGTCGAGGCCACGTGCTGGAGCGATGACATCGATATCTACCCTGGCGAAACAGAGCGCCAAGGCGAGCAGCCGAACGAGATCATCGAGATCGGCGTCGCGGCGATGGAGTTGAAGACGGGCTCTGTCTTCAAGCGCGCCTCGATCGTAGTGCGCCCGCGGTTCACGAAGATCTCGAAGTTCTGCACGGACCTGACGGGCTGGACTCAAGAGGCGATCGACGAACAGGGGCTTGACATCAAGACGGCGCTCGAGTACTTCCAAGAGCAGTTCCATCCTACGAAGAACCACATGTGGTTCTCATGGGGAGAGTACGACCGGTACAAGCTCTCGTCAAATACGGGCGCGTCGGGGTTGATGGGCCTATACGGCATCAAGCCTGAGGACAATCCCTTCGATCGGTTCCGCGGGCACATCAATGCGAAGACTTTGATGGCTCTAAAGGAGCGCCATTCCAGAGAGTCTGGAATGGCCGCCGCGCTCAGGTTCTATAACCTGTCGCTCGATGGGCGACATCACAATGGCGCTGACGATGCGGCGAACATTGCGAAGCTTGTGCATCGAATCCTCTCATAGGAAATCATGGAATCGCCGTCGTCGTCGTCGTCGTCGTCCTAAACACGGAACCGCGAAGGCACTGCTGAAGAAGTACGACATCACAGCAGCCGAGGGTGTAAATAGGTGATCAGCACCTAAGGCATCCTCAATGGCTTTCAACGAAAACACCTCGCATGATCTCTGGATTGAAGCCAGGGATTTCAATCTTGGCATGGCCCGCAGCTCGGGCACCACGCTTGTGCTCACGGTCACGCGCCCGACGCAGCAGGTTGTCGTAGACGGTGCTGTTCTGTTACTATCGACCTCGCCGATCTCAGTTGGTGACTACCCAACTGATGGTGTGCAGTACACCCCGAACACGGTGTTCGGCGCGGTGGGTGCCACACTGATCAATGATTCGCAGGTTGTCGGGTTCTGGAGTCAGGTTCTTCTGGCTCCATTCCCGACCGGAACTGCCAGCGCTGACGGCACGACGACCTCCTTCACGGTTACCATAACTGGCGTCGATGCGAACACGCTGTACTACGCGTCGATCCACCCAGCCTCGAACGTCCTGCAGTACTACCCGCTTGGGATGCAGTCGTATCCGCTAGAGCCAATGCAGGAGTCGTACATCAGCAACTACGCTGGGTCGATCCCAAAGCTGCCATATGCGCCGGTGTCGCCAACTCCAGGAATGGTGTACTACGACGAGCAGCTGAACATCGTTCAGTACTGGGACTCGGTTCACTCGGTCTGGGTCCCAACCCGCACTGATGCCATCCTCACCGGCGCTGCGAATCCAGCAACCCCGGGGCAGGCATACTTGCTTGCCGGGAACACGCTGAAGATCTTTAGCGGTTCAGCCTGGGTTGCAGCAAGCCCAACGAATCTGCAGCTCCGCTCAGGGTCTTCATGGGTGCCGTTCACCTCGGTGCAGGCGCTGACTGCACTACCAGCTTCGCCAAACATTGGTGACATGGTGTACAACTACACCAGTGCCCGCATCCAGTACTGGGACGGTTCTGCCTGGGTTGTGCCGTCTGCCACGACCTCACTGTTCACTGGCACCTCGACCATCCCAGCCTTCACAGTTGCCTTCACAGTCGAACCAATCGATCTTCCAGCGCCATACGTTGGCATGTTGTTCTACAACAGCACGGTAAAGTCGCTGAACGTCTGGACTGGAACTACCTGGGAGCGCGCGAACACTGACCAGCAAGGTACGGTGATGAGCGACAAGATCGGTGTCGGGCATGACGGTTCATATGATGATCGCCTTGCACTCATCAAGATTCTGAAGGCACAGCTCGGTTGGCCAGCGATCTGCATTGAGCTCACTGAAGAGCAGTTCAACATCAGCATTGACAACGCGCTTGACACATATCGTCAGCTTAGCGCGGGTGGCTATGAGCAGCGGTTCATGGTGTATCAACTCATGCCAGATCAGACCGTGTACTACTTGAACTCGCCGGTGGATCGCACCGATGCAGTGGCGTCAGTGAACAAAATCCATCGCATGAGTATTGCTGGTATCACTGGCTCTGGGCCAGACAACACCTGGGGCCAGGCCTTTGCGCAGCAATTCTACAACAGCGTCGGTGCGGGTGCGGATCTGTTGAGCACACAGCTCGTGCACAATTGGTCTGATGAGTTCAACCGCGTCTTCGCTGGTGACATCCCTTATACCTGGAATGAAGCGCGCCGTGAGCTCACACTGAAGCGCACAATTCGGGCGATGGAGAAGGTCGTGCTCGAGGTTGAGATCGAGCGTACCGAACAAGAGCTGCTGCAAGATCGTTGGTGCAAGCAGTGGATGCAGAACTGGGCGCTCGCCGAGTGCAAGGAATACCTCGGCATGATTCGCTCGAAGTACACCTCTGGCACGCCAGGACCGGCTGGCACTATCACCATGAACGGTGACACGCTGTTGGCTGAAGCACGTCAGGATATGACCGAGCTGAAGGAAGCATTGTTGAATTGGGAATACCAGAATGCGGAGCATGGGAATATCTCGTTCTTGATGGCGGGATGATCCCGAACTGCCAGACACGCTAAATAGATCTCACAAGGAGATCACATGTCTGAAATTAGAGCCTCGCGCCGCAAGCATCACATCATCTACAAAACGACCTGTTTAGTGACAGGTCGTTTTTACATTGGCATGCATTCCACTGATGACCTTACGGACACCTATCTTGGGAGTGGTATTCGCCTTCGCAGGTCTGTAGAGAAACACGGAGCAGATCAGCATCGTCGTGAGATACTAGAAGATCTGCCAACACGCGATGCAGCATCTGACCGTGAAAAAGAAATCATTACACTAGAGCTTCGTGCAGATCCTCTCTGTCTTAACTCCGGTCCTGGTGGACTTGGTGCCGTAGATCGTTCAGCAACAAAGGACGAAACACGCCAGCGACTTTCTGAGAAATCAAAAGCGGTGTGGGATAGACGCAGGGCTGAAGGATACATTGCACCTCCGCAAACTCCAGCCTCTATCGCGAAACGAGTCGCGAAGAATATCGGAAAGAAACGAACTCCTGAGCAGCTAGCTAATCTCCACGCTGGTCAAGCTGGGTACTACTCGTCAGTGGATCCAGCAGTTCTAAAGGAACGTGGCCAACGTGGGTTGCAGAAGCGGATCGAGAACGGCACTGACAAACTCGGTGGTCGTCCTAAGGGTATCCCAATGTCTGACGAACAGAAGGCTCGTCAGTCGGCGATGAGCAGAGGCAAGTCATTCTCTGAAGAGCATAAGACCGCGCTCAAAAAGCCTAAGACCCGAATCTCATGCTGGTTCTGCCGGAAGGAAACAACAGTTGGTGGTTTGGCTCGGTATCATGGGGCGTGCACCTAAATAGGTCTCAACTACTGTGACCGTATGACAAAGCAGACCTTCAAAGATTTCCTTGGCAAAATGTCGCGTGGCAAGTACATGACGGTCAGTCAGTTCATGACCTCACTTCACCCGCATAATTATAAGGCACTGGTAGATAGTGTACATGGCGGCGAAACCCTCGATGCAGGGGCAAGGCGCTGGGCAGCCAAGCATGCGCCAGATATTACTCTGATTGATGATGACGATGGCGAAGACAACAGCAAGCCATTCAAATACGTCGACGATGACGAAGATGATGACGAATGACAACATTCAAGACATTCCTCGAGGAGTACGAAAGCAGTCTTGAGTACATACAGCGTCTCACGCAGTACGAGATCAAGAAGCTTGGGAGGGGTGTGTACTCACATGTCTTTCAGCACCCTGACCTGGATCACATCGCTGTCAAGATCCCAATTGACGATCCCGCGTATCTTGAGT